ACTGGTGTTTCTGGTGGTGAATATGGATTGATTTTCCTTGAACGCGCGATTTATCGGATGACGTACTCTGGTTCGCCGTTCTTTTTCCAGTTTGACGCTATTTCTAGAGCGATTGGCTGCATTTCTAGCGGGTCGATTGCCCAACTTGCTGACAAGACGTACTTTTTGGCTGATGACGGGTTTTACATGTGTAACGGCCAAACAGTAACCCCGATTGGAGCCGAGAAGGTTAACCGATGGTTCTTTGAGAATGCTGCGCCAGATTTGCTTACAACTCAAATGAGCGCAACTATTGATCCAATTCGTTCGCTTATTATTTGGATTGTGCCGACAAACTCTGGCAATAAGCTTCTTATTTACAACGCTCAAGTAAATAAGTGGTCATACTCTAACGAATCGCTGGAGTCGCTGAATTATTTGCTAACTTCTAGCGCAACGCTGGAGAGTTTGGACAAGATTTCGATTACTCCTGGCCAGAATACGCAAAGTGGTACGTATACACAGTCAACCACTACCGTAACAGTTACTTTGACAGCGCATAAGCTGCAAACTGGCGCATACATTTACTTTAATGCGACTTCTGGCGGCGCTACTGATGGTTTTTATCAAATCACAGTAACTGACGCAAACACATTTACGTTTACTGAAACGATTTCGGCGACAATTACAACGTCAAATTGCGTAATTTCTTTGCCATCCATTGATAATCTGACGGCAAGCCTTGATGACCGCACATATGCTGGTGGTACTTGGTTCCTCGGCGGGGTAAAAACAAATCAGATTTACGGGTTTACTGGTGGGCTGCAAGACGCGTCAATATCTTCTAATGATATTGATATTGGACGGTCGTTGATTACTTTGGCAAAGCCTATTGTTGATGGTGGATCGGCCAATGTTTCAGTTGCGTCTAGAGTTTTGCTTGGCGACACTGTTAATTATGGGAATCAAGTTGCCGCAGACGCAGAAAATCGCGCTTCTTTGAGGTCTAATGGCAATTATCATCGCATTAGGGTTCAACCAACAGGAACGGGATGGAAAACAATTGTTGGTGTTGATATTGAATATGCTACGCAAGGTACTCGATGACTAAGTTTCGTACTCTTCCGATGTTTGGCAACGATCCGCGTAACGTGGCGGAAGTTGTGCGCGGCATCATGGATGGCAAAACTAACAACACAGGAACAATCACGCTTGCTACCGGCAACGCAGCAACAACTACGCTGTATGACGAGCGTATAGGCTATGAGAGCCTTATTTACTTTGTCCCAGTATCTAACGCTGCTTACGATGATAATGCTCCCTATGGCGCGTTTGCTAGTTCTGCATCTCAGTCTGCGGCAAACACAACAACGGGATACGCATTTACTTACAACACGACAGAGCAAAGCAACGGCGTATACATATCAAACAGTTCTCGGCTAAATGTCAGAAACTACGGTATTTATAACGTCCAATTCTCTGCGCAATATAAAAATACGACGAATGACGGACAAGATGTAGACATTTGGTTTGCTGTTAACGGAGCGAACATTGTCGATTCAAACAGCAAATTTCACATTCCAGCCAGAAAAAGCACAGGCGATCCGTCTTACCTTATTGCAGCACTAAATATATTTCTTGAATTGCAAGCGGGCGATTATGTTGAAATATACTGGAGCACAACCAGCACAAGCGTAACGGTTGAGGCTCTTTCTGCACAAAGTAGCCCAACAAGGCCAGCAACTCCGTCAGTAATTGCGACAATGCAGTATATAGCGCCATCGGCAACTTCCAATCTTTATGTTTCAGCGCAGCAACAAGGGCAAGCCACAATTTCACATTGGGCTAACGATACTGCTGACAAAACTTATGGATATATAATCGTCGGATGATTGAATTTAAACACATACCGCAAAATGAACTTAGAAAATGGTGGCCTACCATTAGGAATGGCCTTGATGAAATTAAATCTTACAGTCCTGAAAATTGGATTCCAGAGGATATTTACACCGACTGCTTTAATAAAGCTAGTGATCTATTTGTGGTTATACGTGACGGTCATTTTGCTGGTTTTTTTGTGCTGCAGCCTGCTGAAAATACCGTTCATGTGTGGGCTGCTTGGACTGTAGAAAATGATTATCAAATAGTTGACGCTGGATTAAAATACGTAAAATCTTTGGCAAGTCAAGTGGGCGCTAAATATTTAGCTTTTTCGAGTCATCGCAAAGGATGGCAAAAACGGGCGGCAAAGTATGGATTCCGTCCAAAACAGTATATATGTGAGGTGTAATTATGGGTGGCCCATCCGGAGGCAGTACAACGACAAAGCCGTGGAAAGAAGCGCAGCCGTATATTCTCCAAGGCTATCAAGAGGCTCAAAAGCTATACAACCAAGGCCCGATGGAGTTCTTTCCGGGACAAACCTATGTAAGCCCATCTGAAGCTACTACTAGCGCCCTCCAAATGGCAGAGCAACGAGCTATGGCTGGTTCTCCGCTAGTTAAGCAAGCTCAAGGTTCTCTTGGCAATCTAATGAGCTATACGAATCCGTATGCTGCTCAAGTATCGGCTCTTGGCGCTACCGCTAATGACCCTGCAGAGGCTTTCTATCGATCCTTGATGGAAGGTCAGCTAGGCGGACAGTCTGAAGCAATGGATATGGCTCGACGCACAGCCTCTGGCGAATATCTACAAAATAACCCGTATCTTGAAGGCGCTTTATCTCGCGCTAATCGTCTAGCAACTGAATCATATCAAGAAGGTCTGCGTGGGCTTCAGTCTCAGGCTTCTGCTTCTGGTCGTTATGGCTCTGGTGCGATGGGTCAACAAGTACAAAAGGGTCAAGACGTATTTGCTCGTGCGTTGACTGAGCAAAACCAACAAGCCTATTTGCAGAATTATATGAACGAGCGTCAAGCGCAGGAAAATGCTATTGGACGGCTTGGCACTCTTGAGCAACAAGGTCTTGCTAACCGTATGGCTGGTGCTGGCGCTCTTACTTCTGGCCAACAACAGGCTCTGTCTACTCGTCTCAACGCTATGGTTAATGCTGGCCAGATGACGGCTGCAGACGCTAATCGTCAGCTTCAGGCGGCTCAAATGGCTCCTGCGCTTGCTGAAGCTGATTATGCTGATATTCAGAAGCTGCTTAATGTTGGTCAAATGCGCGAGGGATATGACGCTGCTGCGCTGCAAGATGCAATGGCACGTTGGAACTTTGGTCAAAATGCAGAATGGGATTTGTTAAATCGCTATATTTCCTCCATTGGTGGATCGCCGATGGGGTCAACAACAAGCACTAGCGGAGGAAAATAATGAACTTTCTTGGCGCTTTAATGAATGGTCTTGGTACTAACTTTTTGGCTGGTGGTGATCCAAAAAAAGGCTTGATGATTAATGCGGCATTGCTGCTTGGCTCTCAAGGTTTGTCATCTATTCCGGGTTTGCTTGGAAGTTCTGCCGCCGCAGCGCCAGTAAGTGCTAATGCAATGATTCCCGGTGTTCAGGGTGGGATGGGAGCATTAGCTGGTCAAACAACCGCTTTAACGGCAGCGCAAACAACGCCTAGTATTTTTGCCAATACTCTTGGCGGCATGACAAAAGATATTTCTGCAATTAATCAATATGCTGGTGAAAACCCTATTTTGGCAAATATGGCTCTTCAATCTGCATTAAATGCAACTCAACCGCCGCCGCCGCCGCAATCTGGTGGTTTGCGTCCCGGTAATTTGCCATTTCCGCAGCTAGGGGCAGGAATGCCAACACAGCCGTTTATGGCCCCTCGTCGTTCGCTTATTTAGGTGAATTATGGCTATTGAAGACTACATCCCCGATTTTTTTGCTGGCAGTATGCCGCAATATTTGCCCGGATTGCTTGGAGAAAACGAGGCTGCTGCGCTACAAAGTCGAGCTAAAGTTCAGGGGCTGCTAGGCGCTGCGCTTACGCTTGCTCAAGGTATGAATACGCCTCGTACTAGCGCAGCACAAAACATTATTGGCGCACTTGCTGGTGGATTAACTGCCGGTCAGGGTGCTTATCAGGGTGCAACACAAAACCTTCTGATGCAGCAAAAGATTGCTGAATCTATGCTTGAGCGTGAAAAAGCTAAGCTTGAAATTGAAGGCCGCAAAAAGTTTGCTGAGATGTACCCAAATCTTGCGCCTATTGCAGCTATCAACCCAACAGAGGCCGCAAAAATTGCTGGTGAAATTGAGTCGTTCAAGCCAATTCAAGAAATTTTTTCTGGCGGTCAAGCAAAAGCAACTGTGCCAACTACTGCTCCTGCAATGCCTATTCCAGCGCAACCGCTTGAAATGCAAGGAGCGGCAACTTCTGCCCCAGTAATGCCTCCAGAAGTTAGCGCGCCAACTACAGACAAAGTTCTTCCGCAAGTGCCTGTTGAGGCAAAAGCATCTGTTCCTCAAGTGGCAGATCTTATGCGTGAGCGAGACAGACTAATTGCAATCAATTCTCAGCTTCGAGGCGTTCGCGGCGGGAATAAATATATTGAAGAAAACAATAAAAGCCTTGAGGCAATTGATAAGCAACTTGGCGCATACACTACGCAATCCTTTGATTTCCAAACATTCAAAGGAATGCTTCCCGAGCAGTTCAGACCAATGGCAGACAATCTTGAGTCGCTTGCTTATTCTGGGGCAATTAATCCAAAAGATTTGAATAAAGAAATTGCTGACATTAGTAAATCAGCCTATGAGTTCCAGCAAAAACAGGCCGACTACACTAACGAAGTGCGGCGCGTTGCAGCATCAATGTTCCCGAATAAGCAGTTGAATCAACTCACGCCGGTTGAATTGGCGCAATTGGATGAGAAGCTTCAAGCAAAAGATGTTGCTGCGAGAAAAGCGGGCGCTGCAAGTGTTAATGTCGCCGTTACTGGCGAAAAGAAGATGGCTGAGAAACGTGCAGAAGGCGCTGTTAAAGCCGAAGATGCAGCATTCTCTGCAATGTCTGCTGCTGGGGATGTGCGCGCTATTGTTGATATTCTTAAGCCATATCGCGGCGGCCCAATTCAGTCGTTTCAAGCTCAAATTGGCGCATATTTTCCTGGGACTGCTGCCGAAAAACTCGCAAGCGCATCACAAGTTGCCGAGTCTATTCGACAGCGAATTGCCCCAACTATTCGAGTTGAGGGTTCTGGCGCAACGTCTGATTTTGAGGCGCGCAGCTATCTTAATGCCATCCCAAATCTCATGAATACAGCAGAAGGCCGTGAGTTGATGGCGACGTATGCTGAAAAACTTGCAAATAGAGCGGCGGCAGCGGCAGATATTCGTGCGCGAATGGTTTCTGAAGGCGATTTCAGTGTACGACGATTCCAAGAAGAACTTAAAAAACAAGGTTTGATGCAAGTGTTTACGCCTGAGGAGCTAAAGATTCTTCGAGGTGAATCTTCTTCAAAGGCCAATCCGTCTATTGCGCCGGGCGTTACTGTTCGGAGGGTTAAATAATGGCTAAATACAGCTATGAAATAACTATTCCAGACAAAGGTACATTTGTTATTGATTCTGACAAAGAGATGTCAGATGCTCAAGCGTATCAGGCTGTTATGCAGTCAGGAAATGCTCCTGAGCAACGTACAGCCGTGCAAGATATTGTACGTGGCGCTGGCATTACTGCTAGGGGTCTAGCTCCTGTTGCTCTAGGTGCAGGTGCTGGTGCATTGCTTGGCGGCCCACCTGGAGCGTTGGTGGGATCGTTTACGGTTCCTGCTGCTGAAATTGCATCAAGGGCTGCTAATGTAATTCTTCCTGAATCAATGCAGATCCCATCTCCGTCAGGAACAATTCAAAACTTCCTCACTCAAGCTGGCCTTCCAGTTCCTGAAACAACTAGCGAACGTGCAATGCAAGCAGCAGCAGAGGCTGTTGGCGCAACTGGAACACAAGTTGCAACTGCTCCCGCAATGGCACAAAGGGCAATTACTGGTCTTGGAAAAGGCATTGCAGAATCTATTGGTTCGCAGCCTGTTAGACAAATTGCTGCTGCGGCTCCGTCTGCTGTTGCCTCTCAAGTTGTTGGGGAAAGATTTGGCACGATTCCTGGCATGTTTGCTGGAATGGCTGCATCTGCTCCATTTGCTATTGGCGCGAAACCAACGCAGCAAGACTATGTGCCAAGCACTCAAGATCTAAAACAAACCGCTGGCCGTTTGTATGACATTGCGGATAAATCTGGTGTGCGCTTTAAGACTAACGAGTTTTCTACCTTTGCGGCCAAAACAATTAATGAACTGCGAAAAGAGGGGGTAGATCCAACGCTTACGCCAAAGGCTAACGCTGCTCTTCAAAGAATTCAAGATTCCGTAAATGAACCAATGACTCTTAGTAATGTTGATCGTTTGCGAAAGATTGCATTGATTGCAGCAACAAGCAACGATCCTGCTGACCGTACATTTGGCGGAAAGCTAATTGAGCGGATTGATTCATTTGTTGAAAACTCCGGCCCTAGTCAGTTTGCCGTTAGTGATCCCAAAGCAATTGAGGCGCTTAAAGAAGCCCGTAGTCTTTGGAAACAAGGTAAAAAAGCACAAGTTCTTGAAACAATTTTTGATGTAGCAGAACTTCGTGCAGAGGCAAACTATACACAATCCGGCATGGAGCAAGCCCTTCGCAGCCGCCTTGTAAACCTTGCCGCTAATGAAAAGCTAATGAGGTCTTTTAATAAGACTGAACAAGCAGCGATTCGAGAAGCAGCAAAAGGCGGAAAGTTGCAGAACTTTATGCGCTATGTAGGTAAACTTGCTCCAACTAGCGTTATCCCTGCTGTTGGTGGTGCGTATCTTGGCTCTCAAATGTTCGGCCCGACTGGTACGCTTGCGGGCGCAATTCCTGCCGTTGTAGGCGCTGGTGCAAAAACAATTGCAACGAAGATGGGGATTGGCAACTTCAAGCGTCTTGAAGATATGCTGAAGCTTGGGCGAGAGCCTAGGACTCCTGTTTCTGGAGTTTCCCCAATTATTATGCGCGGGCTTCTTTCTTCGCCAAATCAGCAGCTTGATGTTACCGAAGAACAATTGCAACAAATTTACGGTAGGTAATTATGGCTAATACAAAGATCAGCGAATACAGCAGCATTCCGGCAAACAATACCGAAATTGACGGCATTAACATTGCTGAAGGTTGCGCTCCATCTGGCATTAACAACGCCATTCGTGAGCTTATGGCGCAGCTTAAAGACTTTCAGACGGGCGCTGCTGGCGATAGCCTGACTGTTGGCGGCACTTTATCCGTTACTGGCGCTGTTAACCTAACGTCTGTTCTTACTGTGGCTAACGGCGGCACTGGCCTATCTGCTGCTGCTGCTGGCGATATTCTTTATGGTAGCGGTACAAATACTTATGCCCGTCTTTCTGGTGCTGGAACGACTGGCAGTGTCCTTCTTTCCGGTGTTGCAGCTCCATCATGGGGGAAAGTTCCTCTTTCTACCCATGTAACCGGCACTTTGCCTATTGCTAATGGTGGAACTGGAGCAACTACTCAAACTGGTGCTATCAATGCTTTATTGCCGTCACAGACTGGCAATGCTAATAAACTTTTGCAAACGGATGGAACTAACGTTTCGTGGGCAACTGTTGCGGCTGGAAGTAGCGGAACTGTTACATCTGTAACTGCTGGTAACGGTCTTAGCGGTGGAACTATTACAACAACCGGCACTATTTCTATGGGTACGCCGGGTACGTTGACTGCTAGTACATCAAACTCTGTAAGCGGTTCTACTCATACACATGCCGTTACATTTCCTGTAACATCTCTAAAAGGTCAAGCAAGTGATAGCGCCCAAACTGGCGATATTATTTTGACTAACCTTGTATCCTTTGAAAACACTAAATCTGCCAATGGAATGCAAAAACTTCCCGGCGGAATCATGTTGCAATGGGGTAACGTGGATGTTGTTAGCGGTGGATTAGCATCAATTAGCTTCTTGTCTGGATTTACTGCTGTTTATAGTGTGCAACTAACTGCATATCGGTCTGGTAGTACTGCTGGTGTCGGAAACGATACTGTTTTGACGGGAACATTGTCTACTTCTGGCGTATCCGTTTCTTCTGCTAACGGTAATAAAATTTATTGGTTTGCTATAGGCACGTATTAAAAATGAAGGTTGATACTATGACAGCACACGATCAAGCAATGGCCGCTCTTGGAAGCAAGGTCACATATACCGGCGCGTCTACTAGCGTTGTTGGCTGGATTCTTTCTAGCCAATTTGGTGTACTCGTTGGTATTTTGATCGGTGTGGCCGGTCTTTTAATCAACTGGTATTACAAGGCAAAACAAGATCGCCGTGAAGAGCGTGAGCATAAAAAGCGCATGGCAGAATGAATCGCGTCCAGATTGCATCGTTAACATTATCCGCAGCTACATTAGTTGGGATAGCTATGCATGAGGGTTATAGATCTGACGCATATACTCCTGTTGCTGGTGATGTTCCTACAATTGGTTTTGGCACTACAGAAAACGTAAAGTTAGGTGACAAAATTAGCGTAGAGCGAGCTTTAGTTCGATTGCTTGACGATGCATCAGAGTTTGAACAAGCAGTTAAGCGATGTGCGCCAGTTCCAATGTATCAGTACGAATTTGATGCTTATGTATCGCTTTCGTATAACATAGGTTCTGGCGCATTTTGTTCGTCTACGCTTGCAAAAAAACTAAATTCTGGCGATTATGTTGGCGCTTGTGAGCAGATATTGCGATGGGATCGGTTTAAAGGTAAGACATTGGCAGGACTAACTAAACGCCGTCAGCAGGAATACAAAAAATGTTTGGGTCAATAAATATCCTTCCTTATGTTATTGCAGCATTAATTGCTCTGACTATTGGCGGATATTTTAAAGGCCGATCTGACGGCAAATCAGTTATTGCTGTTGAATTTGCGCAATACAAAGAGTCGCAATCAAAGGCGCACGCTGATGCTGTACTACAAGCCAGGGAGAAAGAGCAAAAGCTTCAACAATCTGCAAACAAGATTCGAGAGGAAAAAGACCGTGAAATTCGCAAAATTAATTCTCTTAACGCCTCTCTTGTTGACAGCTTGCGCGACAGGCCAGGTCGTCAAATGCCCGACGATCCCGACGCTAGACAAGATTCATGTACCGGAAACAAGCTATACAGAGAAGATGCAGAATTTCTTGCAAGGATCGCTGGAGAAGCCGACCAATTAAGAATCGCGCTAAAGCAATGTTATTCCCAATATGATTCATTAACCAAATAGGTGAAATCATGAAGCGTCTAGCAATATCTCTAGCTTTTGTTAGTTCTGTAGCTATAGCAGCAGTTCAAAATGAAGATGGAAGCGTTTTTCTAGAAGCTAATGAAGCGCAATATATTGTTAGAGTGTTTAATGATATGACTGAAAAAATAGCTTTGCAGCAAATGTATATTAAAGAGCTAGAAGGCGAGAATAAAGCAATTAAACAATCTCACTGCGCCAAATGGTAAAAAAGAAGATAGATCCAGATTTACTTCCTAAGTGTGAGCATTGCGCATTCTTCCAAATAGAGAAAAACGAAGAAGTTGGTGAATGCCGCAAAAACCCTCCGCAAGCATTTGCTGAAGATGACCAAATAGGCTATTGCTTCCCTATCGTTCCGCCCGACGAATGGTGCGGACAATTCCAACGCAAACTTTCCTCTTAATATGGTAAAACCAATATGTTCTGAAGATGAATTCATCCGATTGTGGAATGAACTTCAATCTGCGTCACTAATGGCAAAACATCTCGGAATTTCAAATAGAAATATCCAACTAAGGCGCAGAAACATTGAAAAAAAGCGAGGAATAATTTTGTCTTCGCCAGACAAAAGAAGCCCTACATTTAACGTGACGATACCTAATAATGGAGTAAGGGTCAGCGTTGAGGTGGATAATGGCTCTATCGTAGTAGGTTCAGATGCTCATTACTGGCCTAACATTGTTAGCACAGCGCATCGCGCATTTGTAAAGATCATCAAAGAACTAAAGCCTCAGATGGTCGTTATTAATGGTGATGCGTTTGACGGTGCAAAGATAAGCCGTCATCCTGTAAGCGGGTTTGAGTCTAGGCCGAACGTCAAACAAGAACTAGAGGCTGTTACAGACAGGCTTGCGGAAATTGAGGCAGTATCTGGAAACGCTAAATTGCATTGGACATGGGGCAACCATGACATGCGATTTAATGCCCGCATAGCTACAATGGTTCCAGAGTACGAAGGCGTTACCGGATTTTGTCTTACGGATCATTTCCCAAGGTGGAAATTTTCAACGTCAATTATGGTTAACAACCATACTCAAATAAAACACAGGCTTTACAACGGCGTACATGCGTCGTACAACGCAACGATGAAATCAGGTATATCAACTGTAAACGGCCATTTGCACAGCCTTAAAGTGACGCCGTGGACAGATATGACCGGAACTCGGTACGGGGTTGATACTGGATCGTTGGCTGATGTGTGGGGCGATCAGTTTGCCTACACTGAAGATTCAACAAGGAATCACAGAGCAGGCTTTGCTGTATTGACGTTTTACGATGGAAAACTAATGCCGCCAGAGCTTTGCGAAGTGGTTAGCGAAGATGACGGCTTAGTCTACTTTAGAGGTCAGGTATTAAAGGTTTGAGCTTTATCCCATCGTTCATTAATTAGCTTTTCAATCTCTCGATTAATGTACCAAGCAGCCTTTTGAAGGTCTTCAAGTTGCTTGCCTTTATGCTGGCATCTTGAGATGTATTTAACTGCATTTCCAAGATTAAAGTTAAGGCTCTTTGCCTCAATGAAATCAATCGTTTCAATGCCGCCAGCCGTGTAATGAGATGGGCTATTAACGCTATCCATTTATTTCCCTTTCTGCTGCGTCTGCATATTGTTTGCAAGTTTTAATTAGCAAATCTTCAGAAAGCCCTCCCCTCGCAATTAGCCCAGACATTGCGGCCGCAAAGTAAAACTTCCACTCATCTGACCGTTTATTATCTTGTACAAATTCAATAGGGTCATCTGTTTTGATTTTGCGCGGTCGGCCCATTATCCTAACCCCATTTCGTGATTGCGCTCCTGGATAATTTCATGGAGGCGTTTAATTTCCATTCGCATAGCGTTTAGCTTTGTCTCAGATAGTTCTTTGCCGGCTTGATATGCCATATAGGAATCCATTGTTGGGCGTATATCTGCTTTCATTGCCCACTCGAAGAACTCTGCATAATCCATGCTGCTGTCCAATCAGGTTTAACTTTCATTCGCTTGTTTCTACGTTTTGCGTTTTGTATATAAACTTTATGTGCGTCTTTTTTTAATTTTTCCCTATATCTTTTGCTTTTTTCTGCATTAGACAAGTTTTGTGGTTTTTGCTTAGATTTTTTGCTTCCAGCCTTGTAATAAGGCCAGTGCATAGTCCGTTTACCGTGCTTTTCAAGCTTCCACGAACTAATGTAGATAAGATTTTTTCCAAGCAAATAACTCAAGTAATTTACTGAATGGCTGTATGCAATGCACGCTTTTTCTCTAATATCCATAGCGCACATTTCTTTTTCAGACAGCATTGCAAGCAATTTATCAATCCTGGCCTTTGATGCGGCTGAGGTAAACGAATATCTATCAAGCCGTCTTGATAAATACTCCGTTTTCGTTTGTTTTTCCTGTTCTGTTTTTGATTTGTTCATAAGCTTCAGCAAAACATTTTTTTACATCCAAGTCTTCAATAGCAGCAACCATAGTAAGGCATACAAGAACGTCGCCAATTCCATCAATAATTCCTGCTCTGTCTCGTTTGATAATCGCATCTGCTAGTTCTCCCATTTCAGACAAGGCTTTTAGCAATTGTGTTTTTGAATCCGAGTCTTGAATAATGCCTTTTGCCTCACCCCATCGCACAACATGCATTTCTGTAATTTCGTAGCTAGTCATTTCCCACATATCCTTTTCTTAACTGTTTTCATATTTGATTCAAACATCCACTTAAGGCACATTTTGTCTTTATCTTCAGGAACAATAGACTGAACGCCAGCATCAAAACCTGATCTATAAGCGTTTTCTACTAAGCTGTTTTGCTGATAGATAACGAGCATTGAAAATGCTATTGAGCAGATTGCGATGGCATATTGCATAGCGATTTAATCTCAGCGATAGGAATTCCGAAAACTTCGTGAATACGGATCATCATTTCTGCGCTGACTTTTGTATGTCCGTTCCGAATACGGCTGATAACTGGCGTAGATATATCAAGTTTATCTGCCAGATGTCTATCGTTTTTTAGATCATAATTACCAATAATAAAATCAAGAAGCTTCATTGTTACTCCTGTTTGTGGCGCTCTTTGCCGGAATCGAACCGACTGTCTCCTGATTACAAGTCAGGCGCATCGCCAGCAATGCTTAAAGAGCTTTGTTTACTACAAATAAAAATGATCTAGTTGCAGTCCACACATAGCCGGTTACAAAATGTACCTGTCGCTCTTGGCTAGATCATTTGTATTTTCCCTGTCTTTCCAGGGTGTCATTAGCTTCAGCATGGGAGATTTGCCAGCTAATGCCGATGTTATTACCGCCACTATCGGCTAGGCGGCGCTGATCAAAAACAGGTTGTGTTGCAATTACCTCCGGAATAACAACAGGTAGTGCAAACAACCATTTTGCCGTTATACATATATGTATGCGTGGAGCATTGTTGCGCCCATGCCAGCGTAGCGACTCCGGCCAACATTGATCCAATCAACAATTTAAGCATATTAATCTCCTAATCAGAATGGAGCGTCTAGATCGTCATTAATAAAATCGTTGCTTTGTTTTTTTACTGGCTTTGCTTTAGCTTCTTTTGGCTTAATAGATAGACTAAGAAACTTATTTCCTGCCTTGCTTTCTTTAGTCCATGCTGACAGCCAAAACTCTTGTCCATCAACATTAATTGAACCTGATAGGTCTGGGTGATTATCTGCGGTCTTATTGGGATTCTTCATAAGCATTCCGCGATTTTCATTGCTATATTGTTGATTAGACATTCAATAGTTCCTTATTTAACAGTCAGTTTTTTAATAGCAGAGCGTTGCTTAGAATCAAGCTGACTCCATAGTGCAGTTTTCCAGTCTGCATCCAGTTCCAACGAATTGATGTACTCTAGCGCACCTTCAATATCGCCATCATTCGTTAGATTCGTGACGTTCATTGCAAACGACAGAATCATTTCTTTTTCATCCTCAGCCATCAAGTCAAATACGTCTTTGCTTACAGGCTTTGCAGACTTACGTTCTACGATAGGCTCCGATGAGTCAATCGCATCATGCTCTACGATAGCCAGTGCCATAACGAGAAGGTATCGTGTGATGTAAGTAATCGATGCGCCAAGATTCTGTACCGGATGGCATCCTTTAAGTTCGGCTTCGGCCATTGGGCATGAGAACTTAGCATCTCCACCGTTTTCTGTATCAATGACGCGAAGAATAGCCACTTCAGGATAGAACTCAAGCGTATGGCACAGTTTTAGATCCATGAAAATCTTGTTTACTGTCGGCAGGAAGTCTGCAAGTTCAAAGTATTTATACCCTGCAAACTTGTTATGGCCTGACTTTTTAAGATCCTGGCTCTGGAGGGCGATACGAGCAGCCTGAAGCTTGTCATACACAATCCACTGTTGACGCTCTTCTTGCTCTTGCTGTTGGCGATAGTTTTCCATTATTTAGCCTTTATTGCGTTTTTGAGACTGCATATTAGTGAGTTTCCTGACTTTCGATACGCTTTGAATCGTTGCCATTTCTTGACGTATACGCTCGAAAGTCTTGCGAATATCTGTGTGTTCAGCTGGCACATAGTTAAAGGTAGGATCTAAGATAGATTTATTCATAGGATGACAAAACAATCAAAGCAAACAAAACAATCAATGCAGCGTTAGGGTGTTTGGCTAAAAATTGAGCCAATTTGTCGTTAGCGTTAAACATTACATGCCCTCCGCTTGACGATCTTTTTTCTCGTCATAGTAACGGTCGCATTCCTCCAGCCAGTTGCCCTCCTCATCAACGTAATCACTACCTAAGCCCTCAATCTTAACGACATGCTCTGCAATACGAGCGCACATTGATTGAACGTGACGGGTAAAAGATCCGTTAAAGCTTGGCGAGTCTTTGAACACACTCCAGGTATAAAGCAGTTCTGCTAGTTCGTCTGATACAAGTTGCTTAGGGATGCGATCCGTAAAGTCATATACATCGCCATTAAGCAGGCTGGTGAACAGTTCATCTTCAATTTCCATCTTGCGGTTCATATTCATCTCCTAGTAATCGCTGATGCGATGGAAGAATCATAGTCCAGCTGAAAAACTTTGCAAACGAAAATATTTCTATAACAAAAGCAATTTCTATAGAAATTTTCTATTTGCAAGTTTCTTGTCGTTGGCCTACTGTTTCCTTGCGCCAGTTGACGCGGCTTTTGAAGGTGATGACAATGGACATTTGGACATTTATAGATGTATTCGAACTATATGCGGCTATTGGGTTCATCCTGGTTGCTGCGATTCTATGGAGACACTCATGAAATACGAAGAAACGCTAAAGCGGCTACAAAAGGAAACGCAAGAGCAAGACTGGTTCAAGCCGCTGAAACTTACTTATCCAACCGAATCACCAAGAGGTCAGCCAATTGAAAAAAAACACTTCAAAGTCCTTGCCAGCAACGTCCCAATCGTCTGGAGCGACCAGCTATAACTTTAAGCTGCAATATTGTCAGGGCTGCAAGCGGTCCAGATCTGGCAGTCAGTTTGTAAACAGTACAGTATGCAGGATTTGCCAGCAGCGAGGCGTTACGATATAGTAGTAACGTGCTTGGCAGCACGTTTATGGGTAAGCCCTAGAAGGGACTCTGCCAGTTACCCACTGGTCTGCCAACGCCGCTTGCGGTGAGAGTCTCTCCTAGGGCTTTTTTTATTTGGAAAAGCTATGAAAATTAAAGGTTCTCAAGAAGTTTCAATTGGCTATCAAAAAACTGGAAGAATTTTTATTGACCAATACGATCAATCAAAAAAAGACATTGTTACTATTTTTTTAACACCAGAGCAATTTAGAGCAATTGAAGATTGGTTTTTTAGGAATCAAGATGAGATAGATTCTGCGTGGAACATGGGGGCTGAAAATGATCCTGAAGCCTAAGAATTGGGACAAGTTCCAGCACTATAAAGACCGTTGCCCACCGTGGATAAAGCTGCATCGTGACCTGCTAAATGACCGTATTTTTGCTAGTTTGCCTATTGCAAGTAAAGCAATTGCTCCGTTACTTTGGTTGCTTGCAAGTGAGTCAAAAGACGGCAGTTTTGATGCTGCTAGCGACGAGCTAGCATTCCGCTTGCATATTGCTAGCAAAGACATAGATGCTGGACTTAAGCCATTGATTGATAATGGCTTTTTTATTGATGCTAGCACTATGCTAGCACCTTGCTATCAAGTTGCTATCCCAGAGACAGAGAGAGAGGGAGAGAGAGAGACAGAGAAAGAGAAGAAACTTACGTTAATAGAAATACCTGATTGGTTAGACAAAACTGATTGGAAAGATTTTGTTGCGATGAGGAAGAAGATAGGCAAACCTATGACTGATCGTGCAGCAAAGATCGTAATTTCTAAGTTGGAAAAGATGAAGTTGAAAGGCATCAATCCTTCGATACCTTTGCAAAACAGCATATTGCATTCTTGGCAGGATGTTTACGAGCCAAAGAATGAGACTGTCACTAACATAAACTCACTAGGAAGGCGCGTCATATGATCGGAAATCTTCTAAACCGCCTAGAGAAAGTCAAAGGCGCAAAAGGCCGTTGGACTGCTTGCTGTCCTGCTCACGGCGACAAAAGCCCTAGCCTGGCTATCACGCAACTTGATGATGGTCGAATCCTGCTTAAGTGTTTTGCTGGATGTTCTGCCTACGAAGTTGTTTCAGCCGTAGGCATGGACATGACTGATCTGTTTCCTAAAGACGATCTTTTAAAACCAGGTATCCACGGGCTGAAATCAGAGCGTAAGCCGTTCTATGCTGCTGACTTGCTGAAAATTATCCATTTTGAGGCTATTGTAACGTCGCTGGTGGCGTTTGATATAGCAGAAGGTAGGCAAGTATCAGATGCTGATAGAAAACGCCTTAAAACGGCTTTTGAACGTATCAACGAAGCGGCGGGGTATATGCAATGAGTGTTTACGAAAGGGCATTAGACCTAGATGCCGCCAGAAAAGCGCGGATTATTAAGTCAGACTCTATTGACGTAGAGAAATACCTTCATGCCAATGACGTAACGATTAGAGTAAAGAAAGCTATTGATTGGCTGGAAACGATTAAGGAAAACTATCTTTCTGAGGCAGCTAATCATCAAATCACTTTGCCGTGGCCGAAAACTCACGGTGGTTTTGCGTATCGGGCAGGAGAAGTAACGGTCTATGCTGGCGGTAATGGTGGCGGCAAATCGCTGATTACTGGTCAGATTGCGCTAAACCTGGTGAAGCAGGGGCAGACCGTTTGCATTGCTTCTTTTGAGATGAAGCCGGAGCGTACGTTAGAGAGGATGATGCGCCAGTTTGCAGGTGAGTTTGTTGATTCACCAATGACGCATGACAGGAAGTCTTACATTGAAAAACTTGTTGGCAGGATGGATAAGTTTCTGTCAGACAAGATGTACATTTACGACCAACAGGGGACAACTTCAGCGGATAAAGTCATAGCGATGGCTAGGTACTGTGCCGTTGAGTTAGGTGTACAGCATATTTTTATCGACTCGCTGATGAAGTGCGTTAAGGGTGAGGATGATTTCAACGGTCAGAAGAACTTTATTGACGAACTGACCGCATTAGCGCGTGACCATAACGTTCACATCCATCTGGTTCACCACATCCGCAAGCTGGTGAACGAGGAACAGCAGCCTAATAAGAACGATCTGAAAGGTTCAGGATCTATCTCAGATCAGGTTGATAACGTGTTTTTGATGTGGCGCAACAAGAAGAAGGAAAACCTGCGGAATATGGGTGAGCAGGTAGATGAATCCATGCCGGATGCTTACCTGATGTGCGAGAAGCAGAGGAACGGAGAATCCCAGGAGTGGTATTCACTTTGGTATCACGCCAGCAGCCAGCAGTTTGTCGAGAAACTTGGTTCTTTGCCGCAAGACTTTGATAACGTTGGCCGGTTGTGATTGATACAAATAGCGAAGAATATCGCCACCAATGTGAAGTGCGCTATGTTTTGCAATGGCGCACAGCAGATAGGAACGTAGCAATCAACTATATATCTGACGTAAGACGAAAGCGCGGAGATGAATCTGCCGACAGGTTAGAAGAAGATTGCAAGGATCAGTGGTCTAAGGGAAACAGAGGCGCAAAGGGAGATTGGCGTGAATAAACAGCGAATATATGACGCAATGCTTATCAAAGCTTTTCGCAAAGACGTAAGGATGACTGATTTAGAGCGATGGCTAAAACCTTACGGAATAATGCTTGACTGCAATGAACTGAAAAGAGTGCCTGAATGTATTTTTTGGCCTGGCAGAGTTCAAGAAATGGTCGGGCGGCATATGAAAATTTTAGCTGACAGGCTATGGGACACAGATTCATCAAAAGACGTTGAAACGCTTGATTGGATGGCAAATATTGAGTTTGGCAAAGCAAATAGAAAATGGGACACAGAGCGAGCCGCTTTGAAAAGAGATTCAAATTTAGCTAGGCGCAAAACAAAGTTGCTGGCTGAAGCAATTCGTAACGACAAGAATAGAGCATCAAATCAATGGAAAATCGTGAAATGAGAGCGTACAGAGTAGACACAAACCAGCGGGAAATCGTACATGGCCTTCGTAATGCCGGATACACAGTCCAGCATTTACACAAAGTAGGTCAAGGTTGCCCGGATATTTTGGTCGGCGCAAAGAATCAGCTTCGTCGTTACAACCTGCTACTGGAGATTAAAGAAGGCGACGGAAAGCTTACATCGCAGCAAATCGTCTGGCATGCGGACTGGTTAGGGCAAGTAGCTGTCGTTCGTAATTTAAAAGAGGCTTTAGAGGTTGTTAAAAATGCCATCAAGTAAAAAGCCGAGAAAGAAGCAAACAAAAGTCAGGGCCGGTATCCCTCTGACTATCCGGCATGGCGCTGATGAAGAAACTGCGCTTCAGCTGACTCCACACATGGAGCTAATGAAGTTTCGTGAAGGCATCGCAGACGACCAATCCTGGCACACGATAACGGCCAGATTGAACGTAGGACTAACGGCAGCTTGGCAGAACGATCTTGAGATGGATGTATTCCGCCGTGGGCTAGATGCTGTTATTAACGTCAGAGAGCGCCATAAAAAGTCTGGACGTTGGGCGTTGACTGGCGATGACTATCGAGACATTGGCGAGGCTTTAACTGAGACTGATAACTTACAACTATCACTAACGAGAAAGCAATTTGCAAAATCAATCGAATATGTCTTTGCAAATGCAGCTATGTGATCTATAATTTTTCTGTCTATATGTGGGTATAGATGCAAGCCCTTTAGCTTTGGTTCTCAATTCTGGCGCACACCAGAAAACCTGCCCACACAGGAGAGAGCCAAACCTAGAGGGCTTTTTTATTGCCTGTACATATAGACCGTACTGATCGCGTTAGCAGTGAGTCCAAGTTCGGGACTGCCATCAAGAAAACCGAATGCGCTATGTGACAGGACGGCGCGAGAACTCGTTACAGGTATCTCAGGAACAGGGCAGCAAGGTTGATATACGGATGGGCCACGATACGGTCGCCCTGGAAATTGAATGTAACCACGAGAGTGATTAGCTAGTGCGAGAAGTAGGTATAGATCAACCTCTCGTCCTGTCCTATTGTCCAATGAAATATTATTGCAATGACAAAACAAATAGACCCTAACGAAGCAATCCTTTACATGATTAAAAACGCTGAAGCCTACGCTAAAGCCAAGGCTAATGTCACATTTTTATCAGAATACAGGAAATCAAAGAAAGCTATCATTTTCCAGAACGCATTGGGAAATACAATTGCGGACAAGGAATCATTCGCCTATAGTCATCCTGAGTACCTTGAAGTTTTGGATGGTCTTAAACAGGCTGTAGAAGAAGCCGAAAGACTAAGGTGGATGCTGGTAGCGGCACAAGCCAGGATCGACGTCTGGCGCTCACAGGAAGCGTCTAATAGGAATATAGATAGGAATACGCAATGAAAACACCACACAAGCACGCAGAGCTAATCAAAGCATGGGCCGATGGCGCGGAGGTTGAGATGTGGGATGGTGAATCTTGGTTGCCGCGTGAAAGCCCGTATTGGAACGAGGCTATTGTTTACCGCATCAAGCCCGAGCCGAAGCCGGATGTTGTGATGTATGCCAGAGTACATGCACCACGAAATGGAAACATCGCAGCGTACATAACAAATGCTTTTGTAAATGCTGAAGCTGTAGGTCAGCCAAATTTGCGAATCTATTACTGCGGCGAGACAGGCAAGCTGAAGAAAGCGGAGGTGTTGGAATGAAACTGACACCGTGGTTTTCCGGCGACCAGAAGCCGGTGCGGGTTGGGGTTTACCGGCGAAATATTTTTGGTAAGGGTATAGCAAGTTACTCGTACTGGAACGGAAAATTTTGGGGGCTGTACTCACCAATGCCAGACGTGGCGTCTAGTTTGTCGTGGAAAAATTTTCGCTCAAAAGTACAAAACCTACCTTGGCGCGGGGTGATGAAATGATTACCCTAACACGCGAGGAAGCGCAGCAGGTGCTGGCTGCGTTTGTAAATTGGGATGCAAGAGGGAGGCTGCGCCTGATCGAAACCCTCCGCGCCCGTCTTGCTGAGAAAGAACAGGAGCCGGTGGCGTGGATAAGTAAACACGGCGTTGTTTACCCGTTAGACGCAAAAGACGAAGTCAACCCAGTTAATGAACTGCAACCACTCTACACCGCCCCACCGAAGCGCCCGTGGCAGGGGCTGACGGATGAGGAAATACGCAACGAAGCTAAAAACCATGTGTTCGATGAATCATTTTTTAGCGGTGCAATATGGGCGCGTGGAAAAATGATGGGGAAGAACTATGATTGAAAACAATACAGAAGTAAGGTCGGACATTGACAAAATATATTCGGCAGTCATGAAAGACACAGAAGCGTTAGAAGAAGCCAAAATGACTTTAGAGGTCATTAAAAAAACTGACCCTGGTGTTTACGATGATATGATTGACGAAACGCTAGTTTTAATTCGTGCTGCGTTAAATACATCTATTTTGGGGATTATTGAAAAACTGCAAAAGTTTAAAAAATTATCAGAAGATGATTGCAAAGAAATATGGATAAAGGTAATGGTAGATACGAAAGGAATGACTTACTTGCCTATCTATGAGTTTGCAAAGGCTATTGAATCAAAGATAGTGGAGAAAAATAAATGAATAATTGCGTTCATCAATGGATTTATATAGGAAGTAAACGTCAGGATGTTTGGCGATGTATTTTTTGTGATGAGTATAAAATTAATGACGCAACACAAAAGCGTGAATGGCATAGCTTAACTGATGAGGAAAGATTTTCTTGTTTAGATAAGATGACTTTTAAGGAAAGTTTGCTTGCCATCGAAGCCAAGCTAAAGGAGAAGAACTCCTAATTTATGAAAAAAGACGAGAAAATTTACTTGTCAAAAGTTTCTGACTTGGGATGTATAATTTGCTACAGGCTAGGCTATCCAGGTTCATTTGCTGAAATTCATCATATTCGTGGAATTGGTTTAGGTTTTGGAGTAAGAAACTCGAATTACAATGTTTTGCCGTTATGTCCAGAGCATCATCGAGGGAATACTGGTTATCACGGCATGGGACGTAAAGCATTTGAGAGTAAATATGAAATTACTGAGCAAGAATTACTTGATCAAGTAAAGGAAATGCTAAATGAAAAAGACTAAAGCAGAGAAAAAGATTAGTTCTGTAATGCGTGAATACAAAGGCGGTACGCTGCATTCTGGTAAGGGTGGCCCTGTAGTTAAACCGCAAAAACAGGCTGTAGCTATTGCACTTTCTGAAGCTGGTAAAGCAAAAAAGAAAAAATGAGCCATCAAAGCCAGCTAGATTTTGTTCGGTCGTTGAGGCTGCGATTTCCTATATTTTTTGCAGGACAGAAAGTATTGGAAATTGGAAGCCTAGATATTAATGGTTCAATACGTCAGTTTTTTGATGGATGTGATTATATTGGCGTTGATCTTGGCAACGGGCAGGGTGTTGACTTAGTTGCAAAAGGCGAAGAATTAGACTTTCCTGATAAATCGTTTGCTGTTGTTGCATCGTGTGAATGTTTTGAGCATAACGAGCAATGGGAGGCGACATTTCGCAACATGATTCGTATGTGTCGCGGTCTAGTGTTTTTCTCTTGTGCAACAGAAGGCAGGCCAGAGCATGGCACTAAGCGAACAAGTCCGTCAGATGCGCCGTTTTGCAATGACTATTATAGGAATTTGACGGAGCAGGATTTCAGGGAAAAATTCAGCTTTGATGAGTTTGAGTCATACGGATTTATGACAAACAAATGCCCTGCTGACTTATATTTTTGGGGAATATGCAAGCCATAGTCATATGCTCGATTGGCAATCCTGGCCTTGATGTGCTGCTTGCATCAATCAAATGCTATGCGCCAGGTTTGCCGCTTTACATATCGCATGTAAATCCGCATAAGTACCGACATTCTGTAAACGCCGTATTGTTCCCAAACTTACAAAGTAACTTTGGCGATGCCTATAACGCAGCGACAGACGTAGCATTCCGAGATGGTTTTGATAGCGTAATCCTTGCTAACGATGATGTAGTGCTTACGCCAACGACTATTTCTCTAATGAAAGAGGATAGTGAGTTGCTGAGTAGCAGGGGATTCAGAGCAGGCTTCTTAGGTGCTAGGTCAGATTATGTGTTGCAAGATCAAAACATTCGATTCCCTGTAGATAATGATGATTTTGTCGGCCTAAAGCGTAGGTCAGAAGATCAAATTAAGCTTACAGATGTAATCGCCCCGATATTCGCGTCAATAAGCCGAGAGGCATGGGATACGGCAAAGTTTCCTAGTACAAACTGGTATTCAGATAATATAATCTGTCATGACCTGCAAAAAGCGGGATTTCAGCATTTTGTAAGCAGAGCGTATGTACATCATGCTGGCAGTCAGACGGTTGGAGTTGACTTTAAGAAATGTCACGAAGAACCGAGAGAGTGGATAAAGGCTAACCGGCCTGATATGTACAAGTATATTTACGAAGGGGAATAGCATGGGTGGTCCTACAGGAATGCCGCAAGGCGCAGGTCAATCGGGAGTGCAAGCACCGCCACAATCTGGAGTTATGGGTATTAGCGGACGAATGATGCCAGCTAGTGCGCCAATGAATATTAGCAGCAGGATTCAGCAGCCAATGCCTGGTCGCCCTATGGGAATGCCTTACCAAGGTAAGCCGATGATGCCAAATATACAAAGCATCCCAATGCGCCCAGATATGCCGATTCCAACAATGAATCAACCAATGAACCCTGCGGCACTATCATCACAAGGTATGCCGCCCGGCTTGTCCCCTCAAACTCTTCAGCAAGTATTGATGATGCGCCAGCAACTAGGGCAAACGCTCCCACAATTTGCAGCACAACGTCAGGCAGCCACTGGCGTAATGCCTACAGGCAATAGTCAAATGGTTCTGCCGATGCCTAATTGGGGAATTCGTTTTTAATTAGTAAGGCCAATTGACTTACGCATGACACCTAAAGGTAGTGCAAAAATGGAAACAAACGAAGATAAAGAAACTAAAAAAAACTGGAAAGTCGGCGATGGCACTGCTGGCCCAGGTCGTCCAAAGGGTGCAGTAAACAAGTCAACAGCTATCGTTAGAGAGGCTATTGCTAATCTGCTGGAGCGTAATGCTCCGAATATGGACAAGTGGCTGAATGAGGTAGCCGCAGAAGATCCATATAAGGCGCTAGACCTGATGAACAAGCTTAGCGAATACCATATTCCTAAGCTGGCGCGCACTGAGGTAACTGGCGCTGATGGTGGCCCTCAAGAGCATGTGGTGACATGGAAAAAATAACAGAGCATTGGGTTGATATTTCTTTTGATAAAAATTACCAAATTAGCAATACTGGAAAGGTAAGGTCAAAAGATAGGGAATTCATTGTAAAAACTCCATGGGGAGGAAAATCAATTAGACGCTTGAAGGGTAAAGATCTAAAGTTATTTAATGGTGGCCAAGGATATGAAATGGTTAGATTCAAATTCCGTGGCAAAAATCATTATGTCCATAGATTAGTTGCCGAGCATTTTTGTTCTGGGAATTTTTCTCTAGAAATAAATCACATAGACGGAAACAAGAAAAATAATAATTTTTTAAATTTGGAATTTGTTACTGCTTCTGAGAATCAATTGCATAGAACCCATGTTTTGTGTAAAAAAGCTGGTCAATTCACTAAAGGCGGTGGTCGATGCCAAATGTGATTACTATTGACTACACGCCTCGTGAGCAGCAAATGCAGATTCATAAGGCTATCGACAATCATCGCTTTACAGTGGTAGTTGCCCATCGGCGTATGGGGAAAACTGTCAGCGCAATCAATCATCTCATTAAGGCGGCGGTCCAGTGCGATAAGCCTAATCCACGGTTTGCTTACATTGCTCCAACGTACAGCCAGGCCAAGCGAGTAGCGTGGGATTACGTCCTAGAGTTCACTCGGCCATTAAAAGCCGTGGCAAACATCGCCGAATTGCGCGTGGACTTTTGGGGGCGGCGCATCTCTCTTTACGGTTCGGATAATCCTGACAGCCTTCGCGGACAGTATTTTGACGGCGTTGTTATCGATGAGGTTGGCGATCAAAACCCCAAGATTTGGAACGAGATTATCCGTCCTGCGCTAGCTGACCGTGCTGGATGGGCGCTGTTTATTGGTACGCCTAAAGGGAATAACCACTTCAAAGATCTGCGAGACAGGGCTGAAGAATCGCCAGATTGGGCGCTGTTAGAGTTTAAAGCCTCTCAAACTGGTGTACTGCCAGTATCAGAGCTAAAGGCCGCGCAGCAGGAAATGGGCGATGACAAGTACAACCAGGAATTCGAATGCTCGTTTAACGCGGCAGTTGAGGGGAGCTACTACGGGAAACTCATTAACGATATTGAAGGGCTTGGTCGCATTACTGAGTTTCCTACTGACGATTTGTGCCGCAGCTTTGTTGCGTGGGATCTTGGTATGGGGGATTCGACTGCACTATGGGTTGCACAAGTTACTGGTAAGGAAGTCAGGATCCTAGACTGTGTAGAGAATCACGGCGTTGGCCTAGACTGGTACGTTAACTGGCTCAGAGAGAACCATTATCAAGCGTTTGAGCAGATTTTGCCGCATGACGTAGAGGTGAGGGAGCTAGGCACGGGGAAGAGCCGTAAAGAAGTTCTAATGGAGTCTGGGCTTAATGTCCAAGTATGCCCGAGGCTTAATGTTCCTGATGGTATTCAGGCGGTTCGCAGGTTGATTCCTCGCTGCTGGTTTCATCCGCGCACAAAGAACGGACTAAATGCTTTGAGAAATTATCGTAGGGAATATGACGAGAAGCGGAATGTTTACTATGACCGGCCATTACACGACTGGTCGAGCCATTATTCAGATGCTTTCAGGTATTTGGCTATAGGTCTTGACGAAACAGATAGTTCGTGGCAATCAACTTTGCCTATTAAGACAAATTGGATTGTATAATGGCAAAAATTCGCCATTAAGGGCAAGCTATGGATTCAGGACAAATTAAAGGCATTCTCGATAATGAAATCGATAATGCTATTGGTTTTATCGAGACAGAAACGACTGAGGCGCGTCGAAAAGCCCTTGATTTTTACCTGCGCAATCCATACGGCAATGAAATTGAAGGCCGGAGCCAGATTGTTACAGGAGAAGTTGCTGAAGCAATTGATGGCGCATTGCCGCAACTAATCCGAGTATTTACGACTACGGAAGATATTGTTTACTTTGAGCCGCAATCCCCTGGCGATGAAGAAACAGCAAAACAAGCCACTGATTATTGCAACTGGGTTTTCTACCGTGAAAACGACGGTCTGCTGATTCTCCACAACTGGTTCAAAGACGCGCTACTGCAAAAGGTGGGCGTGGTGAAAGCCTATTGGGAGAAGAAAGAGGACGTTAATGTAGAGAAATACAAGAACCTGTCAGAAGATGAGCTTGCAATGCTCTTGTCTGACGGGGCGCTTGAGGTTGTTGAACAGGAAGTGGAGTTTATTGAGGGTGGTATTGACCCTATGGGCATGCCGATTCAAGTTCCCGTTTATGAAGTTAAGGTTCGCTCTGTAAAGAAGTACGGCTGCGTAAAGATTGAGAACGTACCGCCGGAAGAATTCATTATCTCTAAATCCGCTCGGACTATTAAGGAGTCGCCGTTTGTCGCGCATCGTCGTTTGATGACGCGATCCGAGCTTATTGCGCTTGGCTACGATAAAAAGGTTGTGGACGGATTGCCGTCTTACGATGACCTGCAATTTACGCCTGAGCGCGTTGCTCGATTCTCTCAGGGTGAGCAGCCTGACGAAGACACTAGCCTTGACCCTGCAATGCAGACAATCGAGGTATTTGAGTGCTATATCCGCATTGATGAGGATGAAGATGGCATGGCAGAGCTTCGCCGCATTGTCTACGCTGGCTCAGAAATTCTAGATGATGACGAGTGTGATTACGTCCCGTTCCATGCAGTTTGCCCAATTCCTATTCCGCATAAGTTCTTTGGGCAGTCGCTTGCTGATCGGACGATGGATATTCAGCTTATCAAGTCTACGGTAACGCGTCAGATGCTGGATAACCTGTATCTAACGAACAATGCTCGTGTTGGAATTGTTGATGGGCAGGTAAACATTGATGACATGCTTAACGCTACTCCGGGTGGCGTTATCCGCATGAAGAACCCGAACGCAATGGTTCCGATTCAAGTCCCGTCTATGACCGCTCAGGCATTCCCGATGCTTGAGTATCTGGACGCTGTGCAAGCTAAGCGAACTGGTGTTAGTGACGCGCAACAAGGTCTTGACCCTGACGTTTTGAATAATGTCAGCGCGACCGCTGTTGCTGCGATGATGAAGTCTAACTCGGGCAAGCTGGAGTTGATTGCGCGAATCTTTGCTGAAACTGGCGTTAAGTCCCTGTTTAAAGGGATTCTGCATCTGCTGGGCAAATATCAGGACAAACCTAAGCTGGTTCGCATGCGTGGCAAGTTTGTTCAGTTTGATCCGCGCATGTGGTCTAACCAATACGATGTTTCAATTAACGTTGGCCTTGGCTCCGGTGACCGTGAGCAAAAATTGGCAATGTTGCAGATGATTATCGCAAAGCAAGAGCAGATTCTCCAATCATACGGCCCGTCCAATCCGCTTGTCTCTGTCCGGCAGTACCGCGATTCTATGGCGCGTTTGATTGAAGCCGCCGGGTTTAAAGATGCTAGCGTATTCATGAGTGAGATTACGCCAGAAGTTGAGGCGCAAATTGCTCAGCCGAAAGAGCCGCCGCCGGATATGCAGGCAGAGATGGCTAAGATGCTGGCGCAGGTTGAGCGTGAAAAGACTGAGGCAAAGAGTCAAATTGAGTCTGCAAAACTTGATCTTGAGCGCCAAAACCTGGAGGCTGAGTTTACTCGCAAAGGTATCGAGCTTCAGATGCGCAATCAGCGCGATCAGTCAGAGATGCGGATTAAAGAGGCTGAACTGGCCGTTAAGCAACTTCAGGCCATCTTGGCGATGGATATTGCTGATGAGGAAAGCCGTAACCGTCAGGCAGATATTGTGCTGAAGGCTATTAAAGAGCTTGGCAATATTACTAAAGGCGCATAATGGATAAATCGCAATGGGCTATTAATCTTCTCCGTGACGATTATTTTAAAGAAATGATGGAAAATCTACGCGGAATTGAGTTAAGCAAGATAATCATGAGCGATTATCAAGACATTGACGTTAGAGAGGTGGCTTATATGCGTCTTAGAGTATTGGATAGTATTGAAGAGCATATTGAAGGCATGGCCTCTCAAAAAACTATTGACGAAAAGCGTATTAAGGTTTTTTAACTGAGTCGGGCAGTTCCCGATATAATTAAGGAAATAATGATGAGCGATACTCAAGGCATGGCCCCGGAAGGGAGTGCGGAGTTGGATGTGGGTGGTGCAGCCAGCGCTATTTTGGGACTAATGGGTGATGATTCTGGCTCCGAACAGGAACAACCAGAGATTCAAGCAGAGTCCAACGATAGCGAGGCCGAATCTGATGATTACGATGAATCGGATGAGTCAGAGGTAGAACAAGAAGATGAGCAAGAAGAGCAAGAGCAGCCTCGATACCGCGTTAAAGCCGCAGGTGAAGAACGCGAGGTAACGCTTGAAGAGCTTATCAAGTCTTATCAGCTTGGCACAGATTACACAAAGAAATCGCAAGCAGTCGCTGAAGAGCGCAAGGCGGTAGAAGCAGAGCGCCAGCGTATCGAAGAAGCGAAGATGTTGCGTGACCAGTACGCGCAACGGCTGCAACTGATTGAGCAGATGCTTAACCAGCCGCAGCAAGAGGAAGATTTGGCTTACCTTAAGGAAAATGACCCAATTGGTTATGCCGTTAAGGTTGCTGAAATGTCGCAGCGAGAGAAACAACTTGCAGCCGTTAATGCAGAGCGCCAACGGATCATGGCGCAACAAATGCAAGAACAGCAGCAAAGCCTTGCTTATCGAGTTCAGCAAGAGTCGCAAAAGCTTGCAGAAATAATTCCTGAATTTGTAGATCCTAAAAAGGGTGATGCAATCAGGCGTGATCTGCGTGAGTTTGGGATGAAAGTCGGATTTTCCGAAGAAGAACTTGGGAGTATTTATGACTCTCGCCATGTACTAACGCTTTGGAAGGCTATGCAGTATGACAAGCTGCAATCTGCAAAGCCTGGAATTACGAAGCGGGTAGCAGAAGCGCCTAAGGTTATTAAATCCGGCGTTGCTCGCCCTAACGAAATCCAAAGCGAGGAAGTGAAAAAACTGAAGCAGCGAGCGAAAAACTCAGGACGAGTAGCAGACGCAGCTGCTGTATTTGAACGATTCTTGTAAAAAGGAAAGATTATGCCTACTTATACCGCACATTCGGCCATTGGCCAGCGCGAAGACCTGACGGATGTTATCTACAACATCTCCCCGACCGAAACCCCGTTCATGTCGTCGATTGGCAAGACCAAGGCGACCGCTGTTTACCATGAGTGGCAGACTGACTCGCTTGCTGCCGCAACGACTGCTAATGCTGCTGTTGAAGGCGCTGACGCTACTTCGGCAACCCTGTCGCCGACCGTTCGTCTTGGTAACTACACCCAAATCGTTCAAAAGACGATTCAAGTGTCGGGCACTCTGGATGCAGTGAACAAAGCTGGCCGTAAGTCGGAAAAGGCTTACCAACTGGCCAAAGCTTCGGCAGAACTGAAGCGCGATCTGGAAACGATTCTGCTGTCGAATCAAGGCCGTTCGGCTGGTAGCTCGACTACGGCTCGTCAAATGGGTTCGCTGCTGTCGTGGATTAAGACCAACTCGGACGTTGGTTCGGGTGGCGCAGATCCGGCGACCATTGGCGTTTCGACCCGCACCGATGGCACTCAGCGCACCTTCACGGAAACTCTGCTGAAGACCGTTGTTGCTGAGGTGTTTACTTCGGGCGGCTCGCCGAAGATTCTGATGGTTGGCGCGGCTGGTAAGCAGAAGGTTTCGACGTTTGCAGGTATCGCAGCACAGCGATTCCAAGCTCCGTCGAACAAGCCGACCACCATCATCGGCGCTGCTGATGTGTATATGTCGGACTTTGGCACGATGAGCGTTGTTCCGAACCGATTCATGCGTACCCGTGATGCGCTGATTCTGGATCCTGAATACGCTGCTCTGGCTTACCTGCGCCCGTTCCAGACCAACGAACTGGCAAAAGCTGGCGATAGCGAGAAGACCCAGATTCTTGCGGAAGTGACGCTGGAAGTGAAGAACGAAGCCGCTCACGGTATCGTTGCCGACCTGGACTTTAGCCTGTAATGTGATTGCCCCTCTGCTTAACGGTGGAGGGGCTTTTTAACATGCGAAAACAAACAGTACATGCAGACGATGACGGCGGGATTGTCATCGAAACTACTCAGGATGTTGGCGACATTATTGAAGCCAATAAAGCACAACTAGCTTTTGATAAAGAGCGAACCGGCCATCTTAATGATCTTCATCATGTGGCGCGAATTCCGTTTACGGTTATTGATGCATTGAACCAACGAGGTATTATGCGTGGTTTTGCTGTTGTTGATGATGTTGGTTTTGCTCGATGGCTTAACGACCCTGAAAATGCTGTTTGGAAGACTTACAGAGGAACAATATGAGAATCGGCGTATGTGTGCCGTGTAGGGATGAAGTTCATACTGGATTTGCCTTTGATTTTGCTCGGATGACTGCACATGATGCGTCTACCAGGTGCAAAGAAGGGGATGGTGGGCTGAATCTTTATACTATGCCGGGAACGCTGATTTTCGATCAACGCGAAAAGTTGGTTGAGGTTGCGCTAAAAGAAGGCTGCGACGCTGTTCTGTTCATCGATTCAGATATGCGTTTCCCTCCTGACATTATTGATATTCTGCTGAGTCGTGAAGTTCCTATTATTGGTGTTAACGCCACGACCCGTAGAAAGCCTGTGATGCCAACGGCAAAGCTGCTCACGAAGCGTCAGGATGGCGAGAAAACGATCTTCAAATGGGAGAACGTGGATTCTCGCGGCAAAGAAGGCGTTGAGGAAATTACCGCTGTTGGTTTTGGCGCTGTGCTGATCCGTCGTGAAGTGTTTGATAACGTCCCGCGCCCTTGGTTTGATACTGGATGGGGGCCGACTGGCGTTTGCGGTGAGGACGTGCATTTCTGCGTCAAGGCTGGCGATAATGGATTCGCAACCTATGTTGACCATGAGCTATCCATGCACATCCGTCACATTGGTACTTATGAGTACGGCTGGAAAGATTTTGAGCAAGTAGAGGATTGATATGGCACTAAGCACATATTCAGAGCTACAAACAACGATTGCAGCGTATCTTGCTCGAAATGATCTTGATAGCGTTATTCCGGACTTTATTCGCCTTGCGGAAGAACGACTAAGCCGAGACCTGCGAATTCGGCAAATGCTGTCAGTTTCTACTGCTATTACTACGGCAGATGATAATACGGTTGGATTGCCAACTGATTTTATTGAGATGCGTGATATTCATCTTGATACTAATCCGATTAGCGGCCTGACATATATGGCTCCAAATAACTTTTATCGCAAAGCGCGAGTAAAAGAGGCTGGCAAGCCGTTTAATTACACAGTTTTGGCAGCAGAAATGCAACTTGCCCCTATTCCAGACGCGGCTTATACTTTGCAAATGCTTTATTACGCAAAGCCATCGCCTCTTGGGGTTAATAATCAAAGCAATACATGGCTTGCTTATTGTGCTGACGCTTTGCTTTATGGGTCTTTGGCAGAAGCAGAGCCTTATCTGATGAATGATGCAAGGTTGCAGACTTGGGGTGCATTGTATGAGCGCGCAATTACGGCGATCAACAACGCTGACCAGGGAAGCGAATATAGCGGTCAACCCATGTCTATGACTTTTAACTGAGGTGAATCATGGCAGAAATGTCGAATTATCTCGAAAACGCGCTTATTAATGCGACTCTTCGAGCAACTACCTACACAAGCCCGGCTAACGTTTATGTTGCCCTGTTTACTACCGATCCGACCGACGCAAACACCGGCACTGAAGTTTCTGGCGGATCGTATCAGCGAACGGCAGTGACGTTTGGTGCTCCGTCTAACGGCGTTTCAACTAACAGCGCATCTGTAACATTTCCTACTGCCACTGGCTCTTGGGGCACGATTACTCACATTGGCATCATGGACGCTCAAACCACGGGTAATCTGCTGTTCCATACCGCTCTAGATACGTCGAAATCCGTTTCCTCTGGTGACATTTTCACCATTTCTACCGGCAACCTTTCCGTTACTCTGGAGTAATTATGGCGCTTGTTATTGCTGACCGTGTAAGGGAAACGTCCACCACTACCGGCACTGGCACTCTTACTTTGGGCGGCGCTGTTGCTGGTTATCAGACGTTTTCTAGCGGCATCGGCAATGGCAATACATGTTATTACGCTATTACGCTAGATTCTGATTGGGAAGTTGGTCTTGGTACGTATACGTCGGCAGGAGCAACTCTGTCGCGAGATACGATCCTTGCGTCATCTAACGCAAATTCTGCTGTTAACTTTGGCGCTGGTACAAAAGATGTTTTTGTTACATACCCTGCCGGCAAATCTGTATACAAAGACGCAAGCGGGAACGTTCCTGGGCTGACTATCGGGACGGATATTCAAGCGTATGACGCAGATCTGACGACATGGGCAGGAAAAACCGCTCCAGCGGGAACGGTTGTTGGGACGAGCGACTCTCAAACGCTAACAAATAAGACGATTGCGCTAGGCTCTAACACAATATCTGGCACGATTGCTCAGTTTAATACAGCTGTTACCGATGCTGATTTTGCTACGCTGGCCGGAAGTGAGACGCTTACCAATAAAACACTCACTACTCCGGTAATTAGCACTATTAGCAATACCGGAACGCTAACGCTCCCAACGTCTACAGATACGCTTGTTGGTCGAGCCACTACTGATACGTTGACGAACAAGACTATTAGCGGCGCAAGCAACACACTTACTGTTGACGGCACTAACGAGGTTGGGTATAAAAACATCCCTCAAAATAGCCAATCAGCAGCGTATACGCTTGTTTTGGGAGATGCAGGGAAGCATATTCTCCATCCGTCTGCAGATACGACGGCGCGTATATTTACGATTCCTGCGAACTCGTCTGTTGCCTTCCCAATTGGCACAGCTGTCACGTTTGTTAATCAGAATAGTGCCGGAACAATTACTATTGCAATCACAACGGATACCATGCGGCTTGCTGGAGCTGGGACTACCGGAAGCAGAACGCTGGCTGCAAACGGTGTTGCCACTGCAATTAAAATCACTTCTACTGAGTGGATTATTTCTGGAACGGGTCTGACATGAGCGGAATCATTCAGGCTTTGTTTGCTGTTCGTGGCCAAGCTTCACCAACATATGTTGGTGGCGCTTCTGCTACAAATGCGGCTGGAGTTGATTACAGCATTACATTAAATAGTTTGTCTGGAGGGGTTGGAAGTGCCCCACAGTCCGGTGATTTAATTGTTGTTGTCACTGGCATCTCAACTACTGGAATTGCACAAAGAGATGTGGGCGTAACTACAGCGGGTTATACGCAAGCATTTACAGACCTTTTTTCTAATGATCCTTATGAAGCAACAATGGTTGTTGCTTATAAAGTGTCTGATGGAACAGAAACTAGCGTAACTGTTCTTGGGTCTGGAAGTAGTAACCGTGGCGCAGCTTCTGTTGCTCATGTTTGGAGAAATGTAAACACAACAACCCCAATGGATGTAACGCCAACTACGGCTACCGGCCTTGATAGCTTAATACCAAATTCTCCTGCAATTACTCCGACAACAGCTGGATCTGTTATTTTGGCATGTGGACTTGGCTCTTCTGCTGCCAGTAACACAACAGCGCTTACCACTCCATCAGGAATGGAAAACGCAATTAATATTAATGCCTCTGGAAGCAATACATCATGTAAAACATCAATTGCATCTTATTCTGCATGGGCATCTGGTGCATATAACCCACCAGCGTGGACTGGCGGTGGAACTGATAGTGTTGATTATGCTTGGTGTGCTGCAACCATTTCCTTGCGGCCAGCTTAAGGGGTAAAAATGTACGCACAAAAAATCAATGGAATCTGGACAGAGCTAAATGGAAACATTGTGTTTTCTGACTCTGTATACCAAACAGCAGAAAGTTTGACAGACGAGCAGCGCGCTCAATTTGGCGTTTATAAAATAAAAAATTTGCCAAAACAAGACATTGCTCCTTTTCAAAAATACGCAGAAGCAGTTTTTGTTTTTGAAAATGAAGAACTAATTCGTAGTTGGCCTATTGTTGATAAAACTGTTGAAGAAATTGAAGCTGAGCGCAAATCCTCAATTCCTTCTTATGTAACAATGCGTCAAGGTCGGCTTGCTATGCTAAATACTCCGTACTCTGACGGCAATTTGCTTGATGTGATTGAGTCTATGCTTGATAGCATCGTTGACCCAGCGCAAAAACGAGCAGCAAGAATTGATTGGGAATACGCGCAAGAGATTCGCCGCGATTTCCCGCTTGTGCAACAATTGACGGCGCAGCTTGGCCTAACCGAGCGACAGATTGATGATCTGTTTGTTTTGGCTGCTACTCTTTAATTGGGATAAGAGATGCTTGGCTTCATACCGCTATCTTCAGCGTCACTATCGTCTGCTGGTGAAAAGGCGGTACTGGCATCTGCTGCAATAACTGGTAAAGCAATTGTTACATGCTCTGCTGGATTTATTGAAGGTTCTGCATCAGTTGTCGGAAGGGCGACAGTTGCAGCCAACGCTAACCTTCTTAAAGTTGGTGTTGCATCAATTAATAGTTCGGCTACAGTTTCGGCAATTGGCGGATATACAAGAATTGGTGCGGCATCAATTGCTTCTGCTGGCTCATTGTCGGTTGATGCGTTTGTTCAGCAAGAACAGCCAATTTCAATAACATCACAAGCAATCGTGAGTTGTGATGCTAAGGTAAATCAATATGCTTCTGGCTCATTTGCTGGAAGCACAACAGTAGCAGCAATTGGTTACATTGTTGGGGAAGAGTGGATTAGAACGCAAGCGGAATCGGATATATGGCTAAAACAAGGCTAGTTTTTGGTGAGTGGACTCCAGACCAACCTGGAGTTACCGGATCTGTTACGGATGCTTTGAATTGCTATCCTGTTGCTAACGGCTACGCTTCTCTTAATAAAGTACAGCCGTATCCTAACGCGGATATTGTTGCTGGCGAGACGTTGCTTAATGCGTTTTCTGGCAAATTTGCAAGCCAAAATACGCTTTTTGCCGCATCTGCTACAAAGCTTTATCGGTTTGATTCTGGCAATAACGAATACGACGATATTAGCAAGGCTGGAGGTTATTCTGCGCTTGCGTGGGACATTACGCAATTCGGCCCAAAAATGATTCTCGCAAACGGGATCAACAAGCTTCAGGCATATAACCTAGCTGGTGGCACTACGTTTGGAGACCTTTCTGCTGATGCGCCGACAGCAAAATACGTAACTGTTGTTCGAGACTTCGTTGTTGCAGGAAATGTTGCTGGCGCTGAGTCCACTGTTTATTGGTGCGACATTAATAACGAAACCAATTGGACTGCATCGGCATCTAGTCAGGCTGATTCTCAAGTTCTGCCTGATGGCGGGGACATTACTGGTGTTTCTGGTGGTGAATATGGATTGATTTTCCTTGAACGCGCGATTTATCGGATGACGTACTCTGGTTCGCCGTTCTTTTTCCAGTTTGACGCTATTTCTAGAGCGATTGGCTGCATTTCTAACGGGTCGATTGCCCAACTTGCTGACAAGACGTACTTTTTGGCTGATGACGGGTTTTACATGTGTAACGGCCAAACAGT